TAGCGTGTGCGTAAGTCGTTAAATCTGTGATGTCTATTACATGAGGATTGCCTGTTACTATTTGGGAATGTGTATATGCAGTACCAAAGTTTGTTTTCTCTGTCTGAGTTATATGTTCATACGATGTACCATCATTAAGACCACTTAAATCATTATGAGTGAAATCACTTGATGTTTGGTCACCAGAATTGTTTCCAGATAATGTACCACTGTTGAATGTTGCTCCCGAAACATCTCCTGTTACAGTCAAGTCCCCTGTAAGAGTATCTGTTGTGTTGAGGAGATAACCAGATAGATCTTTGACTTTATCAAGATTGATACTAGATAATATATTAAACTTTAATGGCACTATGTTGTCCTTTGCACTCTTGATACTTCGTTATCTGCATTGTAAGACAAGGTTAAGACAGCAGTTATCGCTGTTGAATATTTAAACGTAACTGTCTCAACCTCACCTGCACCATCTCCTGCCGCTACATAGGTCAGGAGAATATCGTCATACCGACCAATCTCAAAGCCATCAAGAATGGTATCAGTATTAATAGAACCATCAGGGTTAATTTTTAATGAGGAATTATCATCTTTATCTATTATATTCTGTGCCATGCTATACCTCAAAAGAGAGTGGCCGAAACCACTCCCTATGATTATTAAATACTTCTTTCTGATTTAACTACAGTTTTATCGTATTCAGCCTTATACCCTTCACCATCCATTGGCTCTTTCTTCGCTTGAATCTCCCACTTATCGCATACAGCATCTTGCGAGATATTACCATCAACCTTTTCACAAGTGTTTGGATAGTAAAAGTAATTACAAGAATTACACTTTTCGTGTTGTCTGTAATTGACTTCTCCTTTATTGTAACCAGCTCCTGGCATTAAACCCATAACAAACTCCTATTGTAAATAGATGGTTGCTTCAGTCGTTCCATCTATAGTTGTACAAGTTAAACCATTTACCTTAATCCCACCAGGCACAACAAGTGATGTATTATTAGGTTGAGTAGTTTCAATCGCGGGCCCGCCCTTACTTTTAAAGACAACATTACCATCAGCATCTGACAAAAGAACATCATCACCATTTGTCACATACTGTATGAATATTGCTTTAATTGTTACTGGTCCTGTCCTTAAAACTCCGGCTGTATCTACTCGCATTGGGTTTGTTGCTGTAACATTTGCCATCTGTAACTCCTAACTTAGTTAGTTTTTACTTGTCTTTTCTTAACGTTTCAATACTTTCTTCTTCACCAGGATTAATGATCCGTTGAATCTGTACGAACCGTGCTACATATCCTGTTTTTTCATTATCATTCAACCACTTCATGTGTTTACGTACTGCTCCCGGGCACTTAGCTGGATGAGCCATTTCATGCCTTGTTGGTAATCCTAATTTGAACCGTTCCTTAAGTTCATTCGCCTCCCGATGTAACGAATCTTTTTGTGTTCCCCTAAGCTTTCCCGGAGTTCCATCAATAATCTCATTACCAATACTAGCAATTTGACGCTTGATAGCAGTAGCATCTACTGATTTATCCGTTCCAGCTCCATATCCTTCTCCTTCTCTCAAAGAACGTTCTAACTCTGACTGCTCCTCTTTAAGCCCACCTAATTCTACTTGACTTAATACTTTCTTTTTTACTTTTGCTCTTACCATTACTTCCTCCTTGTTTATTGAAGGTAATCAGCAGCTTTGTTTAGCCATGATCCCCTTGATTGCTAGAGAGGGAGAGAAAGGTTTTAGCCATCCCTCCCCAGCTTGTTGTTAAATTATTACTGATCAGAAAATGCAGTGTGAGTATCTGTACCAGACACGACAATAGCATTAATATACCAATTCGTTCCATCACATATTAACTCAATGCTTGACCCAGCATTTAAAGTATCAATTTTCATAATAGAATTACTGTTTCCATCAGGATAGATAACAAGAACATCGCCATCATCATCATCAAGACCTGTAACTCCACCTAAATAAAAATTAGCATCTGCACCTGTATCGAACGATACATCATGTGCATCTTGTGCAACGCCACCATAAATAAACTTATAGTACAGTCCATCTGAAGCAGCAGGTAATGAAATTACACAATCTGCTGTTAAATTAGGAATAATATGAAGTTTACCGTTGTTTGCTGCTGTTACTGTGTATGTAGTAGCATCTGTAACAGCTACAGCTGGTCCAATAACAGTATTACCAGCAACAGTAATAGATTCTGCTATAAGACCACTATCACCTATGTAATTATTTGCATCTGCTCCTACTCCATGTGGAAAATGTGTTAACGGCATAATGCCCTCCTTGTAGTTCTGCCTTCCAGATTTGCACTGGAACTTAGCGGCTTGTGACAGAGCGGGAGGTTTTATGCCTCCCTGTTATTAAACTTTATTCTTTAAATTAAGCCCATGTACTTTTGCGTGACAACTTCTACAAAGAAGAACTTGATTGTCCTGATCTGTTGAATTAAATGTTTCATGATGCACGCAAGAATCTCTCCAAGCCTTGCGAGTATCTTTTCCACAAGAGGAACAAACATAATTACTCTTTTCAAGGATTTCTTTTCTTCTTCCACCATGAATAGCGTTATCCTTTGATCTTGCTTGACATTCCTTATCTTTATCAACATTATTCTTTCTCCAGTCATTAGAATCTTTTCTATATTTTTCCGGATCAGACCAATATCTCTCTTTCCTCTTTGTCTTAGCTTCTTCCAAATTATCTTGATACCATTTTTTTCCTCTTGCAGAATACTTATCAGCATTTCTTTTGCTCTCTGCTTTTTTACCACAAGCTCTTGAACAGTATCTTGAATCTCGTTTCTTTGGTTGAAACTCACAGCCACACTCCTCACAAAGTTTAGACCTTAGTATCAACCATCTTCGAACTTTTCCAACCTTCGCATAGACCCCTTGATTCCGTTTTCCGGAACAGTCTTTGCAAATAATTGAATCTTGTCTTGATGGTTGATACTCTTGTCCACATACTTCGCATTTCCTTTTTTCAAGAATAATCGCTTTTCTTATTTTTCGACCATCCTTTACAACTGTGCTATATATTATTTTCATAAGCACCTCCTTATGACATAGCATACAACACAATGTATAGTTTGTCAACAAACAATACTACGCGACCGCGTGCCCAAATAACCAGGTCCAGTCCGAGAAACCATAACTGTATCTTGTGTATACGGACCATTTTGCGAGATAAGTATCGAAATCCTTATCCTTATTGAACTCAGTTGGTACACGATCAAACCACTTCAAGTACATCTTCATCATACGGCTATCCGCCATGAACCAATTGTTTGAATCCGTCAAATAATCCCACACAACAACTTTATACTTTCCTTTGTTGAAGTTAGGGTTATTATCTGCCGTGTCCATTTTACCTGCAGCGTTCACGATTTCCCAAGCAGCTTCTTCTAAAGCTGGTGGTACAATAAGAGTGTCACCGCGAGCGATAAGTAAATTATCTGTCTCATCAGTGAACTGACGCATTAACAAACGAGTTGCTTCAACAGCTGTAGCAGACAAGGCAGTTGTACCTGTGTTGCTATTAGTTGCTTCAGAACCTACGCGTGAATGGTCAGATGCACACAATGCTTTTCCGTCTCCACCACTAAATACTGAAGTGTTAAAGGCGTTATTAAAAACTGACGAACCATGCTTTTCACGAGTTCTCTTAGCAACCAAAGCTAACTGCATTGGTCGTTTATTGATAACTGAGTAAAGATCATCGTCTACCAGTTTACGTTCAATCTTAATACCCTTTACCCACTCCTTGTGAGTATAAGATACCCTGTATTGCTGTTTGAAGTCATCATAGCCAATAGTGCCTGTGAATTCTTCTAGGTCGCCCATGCCACCTATCCCTAAGTCATATTCGGTTGCTTTATTAGACTTTTCTTTACCAAAAAGATTGTCTAGCTGACCTTCAGGAAGAGAATACTCATCCATAAAGATTTTGCGTAGACCTGGGTCTAATAAATATCCGAAGTTCTCTGATGCTATAACACCCATCTAAAGCCTCCTTAATTGATTACTCTTGTGTTCACAACTCCACCAGCTGCTAACAAATGCTCTGAGAACATAACGTCACCATAAAACTCAGGTGCTTCGCTACTGTATTCATAACCAGAATGCTTAGCACAAACTAATGGTTCCATTGGTCTGCTTGAGCTAGTAATGTAGTTTTCAAGAATAATACCTGAACCAGCACCCGCTGTAGCATTATATCCTGCCAATTGCATTGAAACTTGACCAGATGCTTCTGACAAGTCGATACTTCCACCAGCCTTATCTGCACTATAAGGACAAGGTAAAACCATCATTAAATCTCCACTACCTGTAGCGGATAGATTGTCATCATAGCTTGTTGCTGCCGTCAGTACAGTTGTACTTGTGGTTGCACCAACTTGGAATAAGTTTCCATTCGTTTTATTATAAACCCAAGCACGTTCATGGTCTGCTACCTGTGTAACAGTAGCTGATTTACCAGATGAATCTGCCGCAGTTGTAGGAACATCATCATCTATGTGAGTAGAGTATTTTCCTAAGTAAACTGCAAATGGGTTAATAATAATTTTAGCGTATTTATCAACACCAGTAGCAACTACACCAAGAGCGTCAGCCGAAGCAACGTCTTGGTTTAGTACACCAATAATGTTAGATAATACGTTTGAATCTGCCACAATAGCACATCCAGTATTTTCAGCAGTAGCCACTGGTCCATAAGCCATTGCTGTTCCTGCTAGTAATGCACCTGAATTATAGATACGTAAGTCCCGTACAATCGGCTCTGCACCTGTAACATCATAATGCCATTTTAATCCTTTTACTGCCATGATTTAACTCCTTGATCTTTGTTTAAGTTGTGCTCCCGTTCTAAGTTCAGAAGCTGTAATAATCTTCTTAAACTTAGACTTATTTGCAAATGGAGCGTACGGATGAGCATGATCTTGCCCTGTTTCATACTGAAATGGTAACCCGCACTTACGACAACGATAACGCTCTCTGTACGGTCCTATCATTTCAAGAAACCTAATGGATTCACTATCACACCCAGGACAAGTCAGCTTGCCCTGATACGCACCCCTGTTCATACCTTTTTTAATACCCATTATACTCCTCCGCTCATGTATTCCTCGTTTGAAAGACCCATAGCGCTAGCAACTCTTGCTTGCTCTTCAGTAATCTGTAAACTCGGATCAGTTGGAGGAGCAGTAAATGCGCCAGAAGCAGGTGTAGCTAACCCCTGTGCATTAATTTCTCCATTACGATACTTTTCAAGTAGTGCCGCTTCCCTTTGCTGAATCATCGCGTCAGCACCTTGACCTCTTGCCATAAAATAAGCAGCTTCTAAAACTCCAGGATTGCCCCTTTGATTAAGTGGTAAATTACGCACTTGTGTCATAGCAACACTCCTAAAATCATTAAAGTCTTTGTACCTTGTAGCTAAGCCATCAGCTTGAGCATTTAAAGAAGAATCTTGTCTATCTCTCCAATCCATAGCATACATAATCTCCATACGAACAGCTTGTTTAGGATCATCTTCCCAAACTTGATCAAGTTCGGCCCGAGGGTCTACTTGAGGTTGCTGGTTTTGCTGTGGTTGAAGTTGCTGATTGGCAACCATCTGCTTTAAATCTGCAATTTCTTGCGTTAATTTTTCCGCAGTTGATACTGCTTCTTGCCTCTTAGCACGTTCTTCTTGCAACGCTGGTAACGGTACTTGTTTAACGTCTTTTGACGGATCACCAGTTGGAACTGCTGCCACTGGAGTTGGCTGTGCCGTTTTCGATGGCTCAATCGGTGTTACTGGGACGACAGCAACGGGTGTTACGTCCTTGATAGGTTCTGCCATTTTAATCTCCTATTACGCTATTTACGATATAGCGATCGAGTTATTATTCTTCTCTTTCTATTCTATTCTTTCGATGTTCTTCAGTTCTTGGTGGTTTTTTATATCCCTTCATTAACTCTCCCTCTCAATTACATCAGCAGGCAATCTAGTTAAAGCTTCATAACAGCTAACCTTCGCCTGAAGAATGCCTAATTCTTCTGGTTTACAAGTCTTTAACTTGTTCGTTTCAAATACAACCCTCTTGTCAATTTCCCCTACTAATTCTGTCCACAATATACTATGTTTTAACTCTTTAGCTGTTTCTAGGTTCATTGTCTTTCCATCCTTCCACCACCAGCTGATCGCATGGGGTTCTGTACTGGTTGGCCAGCTTCCGGAGTTTGTCCTTTTGGTCTAGGATTCTGTTGCTGTGGTGGCGCATCTGGACCATTCTGTGGAGGATTACCAGCTAACTCCATCTTAATCTGTTCTGGACTTGCACCCTCAGCTAACATCTGCTGAACAATCTGCTGATCTTCTGGTGAAAGTTGACCAGGTCCCGCTTGAACAGGCTTTTGTTTAACAATGAACGAATTAATATCTTTAAATCCCATTAACTCTGCAATACGTCGATTTAACTCTGCCTGGTTAACTGTACGGTCATTAGCAGAAACCTCTTTAAACCGCAGTAATTGCCCCACCTGCGTCTCTTTGTTAATTGTCTCTGAAATACCCGTAGGTATGATTTCAGCCTTAGATTGAAGCTGCTCTGGCGAAACTAGGATAGGTTCTTCTGTACCATCGTTAGTTGTCATCTTAATCCACTCAGGCAACACCATAAACTGTTGTAAATGAGATAAAAACATCTGTGCAATACTAGAAACTGAATCTACTTCAATCTTTTTAAGACAAGGTCTGAACCTAATACCAGCTGCACCCTGTAACATATTCAATCCCGCCGCAGTCTCTGGTTGATTCTTTTCTGTAGGCATAAGGGGAGCGCTTGCTCCGGTGGCTTCACGATAGTCAGCCTTTGCCAATTCTTCTTCTTTGTATGCCGATGCCGTGACGTCAGGAGTGTCCATCCACCTAATCGAACTAACAGTATCTGAAACTTTACGCCAGGTTCCGGGGGCGGAAACTTGTAACTTCTTAACACTAATAAGAGGGTCATTTCCATTATAAAAACCTTGCTTGTTAAGTACGAGATCCACATTATCTAGCCTTTGGTTGATAATCTTATTAAGTCTATCCTGTGTAGGCTTACCTACTGTTCCTGTTCCTATCCCAAACCAACAAGGTTTAGATTCAGGGAACATTGTAAACTTAGCATAAGGTGGATGCTGGAAATTATATGGATTTGGCATGCCTCTTACCAAAACTTCGCGGTTAACAATCGTAATCCAATGAGGAACAGCCTTTTTCGTAACAACCTTATCATCTTCTGTGTAGGAAATATCCCAACCGCCCCAATATTCTAACAATTCATATTCGTCTCGCTTCTTTACATCAAGCGTAGCCCCATTTGAGTCTACAAAATTTGTTCCTTGCATCCGCGTACTGCTTGTCTGTAATGCTTTATTAAGATTCTTAAACTTAGCTTCTGGTTGTTCTGCTAAACGCTTAAGATATTCTGCATCACAAAATCTACGCCTTATAAGAGGCAAACCATCATCCATGTTCAACTTAGCGGGATGTGGGAACATTTCAAAGAAATTAACTGCCTTACAGTCTGGCCTACGATCTGTTACGGCTAAATAACGTTCACCTTGTCTATTTATCTGCCATTTCTTACGATACAAGTAAGGAACTTCAACATACCCTGTACCAATCAAAGTATTCTGTGTCAATGACGGTAACATTTCTCCTTGAACGTCAGCCTTACGGAAAAAATGCTTTAACGTATCTCTAATGATAATCCCCTGTTGCTCAGACGCTTTACCATAAACCTTAGCATCGATCGGCGCTTCATTAGGAAACAACGCTGAAAATATGCGCGGAGTAATCGTTTGTTCACTCGCAAACGTAATAGGACAATGAACTTGGTTCATCCATGAGTTTGTTTTATGCGGAGGTGTATTTTTCCACTGCTTAATAACTTCCTCAGCATCTTCGTATCTATCCATGTGGAATTTCTCAAAGCGCTCAAATTCCGTTTTCACGAATGTCACCATCGGGTCAACTATAGGAGTTGAATCTTTGGTATTCTTTTGTTTGTTTGCGCTGTATGTTCCCATTAATCGCTCCCGTATTGGCTTATTCCTATAACTTTCCCAGTCTTTTTACTGAAAGAGCCATAAAGACTTTTATTAATTGGTTTCCCCGTGACCGCACTCATACCGGTTCTTTGTTGAACTTCTTTAGCCGCGTCTTTCGGTGTCTTACCTTGTGATACTAATGCGTTATACATTTTCTTTACATCAGGCATCATGTTACAATCCTACTTGTATTTTCTAATTCATTCTTAATATACCCAATAACAGACCCAGCTAACCCAATCCAAATCCTTATCTGTTCTTCGGGCAAGTTATCAAATTCTACTCCGAGATCAGGCCACCCTTCTTCTAAAAAAAGAGCAGTCTGTCTTTCGTGCATAAACTTTGCCATTTCATATACTTTTACTGAATAGCTCATCCTTTGAATTCTCCTGGTTTGAATGTATCATAAAGACTGCTTTGACCGTTGCTTCCGCCATATAACGAACCATAATTCTGGTCTTGCTGACCTACGTAACTTTGCTGTTCTTGTGATTGACCACCTGTATAATCATAATCATAACTAGCAGTCCCTGCTATGCTTTGTTCTGGTTGCTGTGTGTAAAGGCTTGCTTGTGTCTGATTAGACGCTTGGCCTTCTGCTGATGGATTGTACCAATTTGGATTCCCTTCTTGTGGTGTAAACATATAGCCTTGATAAGATGGTTGAGCATAAGTTAAATTCTGACGTTTCTTCTTAGAGCCGAAAAGTCCGCCAAGGTTATTGGATCCACCCATCATTAACAATGGTTGCCCAAAGTTTATTGATTGAGCATATGTGTCGGCAATCCCACCACGCTTTATGTTATCAACAGTCCCACCAGTATGCCCACCACCAGCCCAAAAGTTAGGGTCGTTCATTAACTCCTGTTGATTAGCTGATTCAACTCCACCGGGTCCCATAGGATTTGACCAAGGCGCATATGTATTTACATTCGCCCAATCTGTCTTAGAAGGGTCTATCCACGTAGGCTGATAATTAGCGGCCGCGTCATAAGGCGTTCTACTAGCGTTTGCGTCATACTCTGGCATTTGATCATATCCAGCACCATTCCAATATTCAGATGGGTCTACCGCGTCTGGCGCATATGTTTGATCTCCTGTATATTCTACACCAGCGTACGGATCTGCAACCGCAGACTGAGGAAAAGGTGCATTCTGCCAATCATACATACTAGATGATGTTTCTCCTTGAACGTATGGTGATTGTGAATTATATGCCATGATATCTCCTATTTAGCTCTCTGTTTAGGTCATTATAATTCGAATTTGACATTATTATGACACATCATGTCTGTCTTCCAATGAAATTTGAGCAAACGCTTCATCCTTAGATGCCGCGTATCTTATGATACAAAGGTTCTGACTTTCACCCTTCCTAGTTTTAAACTTTCTAGCCCAAACTAACATCAGAAATTACCTCCCTGACCTTGTTCTGTTAATGAATGATAACTTCCTTCGCGCGGCTTAGACACAGGATGCTTCGTATATGTACCTTCATAAGTTATTTCTTCATCATCTTCTTCATCTTGCATGATGTATCGAACACCATAATTGTAGATATATCTAAGACAATCCATTAAATGGTCGTTCTTCTTCTTTGGTGTCTCTTTTTTATCATAATCTTCTTTATTTCTTTTATAATCATCCCAAATATAGTGCTGAAACTCGAATATAGTCTGCGAACAATACCGTGAAACGTGTAATTGCGGTGTTGACCGCTGAGTTAGAGCAGAAAAGCGTGGAGTAAGTGCCTGGCGGATCCTTGCTTTACCTAGCATTGTGTCTGAATTGGCTCTTTGAGTAAACACACCGTGTTTCATGAGCTCTTTGCGTACATTGAATCCACCAGCCACTACGTTATCTTTATCCGCATGAGGGTCAATTAAAGAAATCGTAGGTTTCAACATCCCCTGCTGCACTTGAATTGCCTCTGCAATCTGTTTTATATTCATATCTTTCAACCAAAGCTCATCATAGATGTATTGGTTCTCGTGTTCGTCCACTGCAAGCCACAATACTGCCGTAGGAGTACGCTCATGAGGGTCAATCGCCATAAACCTAGTCCAATGTGGTTTTATGTCCATTGGTTCAACCACATGCGTCTCAGCGACAAACTCCTTATATATCAAACCAGACAAGTGCATGAACTTCCCGCGCAACCTAGCTTCCTTTTCTTCTTGTGTCAGCGTACTTTCAAAATCTGCAATAGCTTGTGGTGATAAATAAGGGTTCTCAGTAATATCAATCGTAACTACAAAGTTATAATTCTTATCAGGGTTAACATAAATCTCATCATAAATCCAAGGCTGGGTTAATGGGGTTAAAGTTAACCAGTGCCGGCCACTGAAATCAACAAGACCACGCAAAGTGGCCACATACTTGTCCCGTGGCGGTGGTTCATCGAACCATGCTATATGCCCCCGCCAGCCTTCGAATTGTTCTGTAGACTGCTCATGAGTAACAATATCAAAAACAGAACCATTCTTTAAATAATACTTAGTAGGGATTCCCATAGGGTTTTTAACTTTACGCTGTATCATCCCCTCATCTAGCCATTCATCAAGAAAAGGCGTGATAACCTCACCAACGCCTTTCTGAAAATCCTTTGCAATAATCCGTCCTTTAATGGATCCCTTAAGCTTCATAGTCTCGGGATACCATTCTGGATACTGCCCTGTTATATGAAACAAAAACTCCATACCACCAGAGGTAGTCTTACCTGTACGATTACCCCCAAACAGGGCGCGTCTAGGACATAATGATGTGTGAAAAGACATTTGCTTATCTGTCGGCACATACAACATGAGTTTCATCGACTTTAGCCAACTTACTTCCCGATTCATCGTCTTAAGATACTGTTCTTGCTCTTCGCGAGGTAATTTTGTAAAGTCCTCAACGTTTAAATGGTTGCTTTGCAGATTATGGACGGTTTCAATACTCATTCAATCTCCACTCGTTTCCTTGTTTCAAAGGAAGATTCGGCTATTGTCTTTAATCTTTTAAACTCATGTATCAATTCTTCAGCTGACAGGCCCTTTACATAACTGAACGAAACATTCTTAGCACTATCACTAGGCTGACATCGAGCAAGCGCATTGGTATACATCGAAACCATCTTCTGATCTTCTTGTGATAACTTTTTCTTCTTGCCAAGCTCATCAAAAACCGACCCAATTAATTCTTGAGCCTTCTTCATGTTCCCAGCTACCAACAATTTAGTTTCTTCTGCATTCTTTTTCTGTACTTTGAGATATTCTGCTTTGAAAAGTGTTGCGACTTTACCACACTTTGTTACATTTCCTGAACATAATTTATTGAGATAATCTAAACTAACTTTAATAGCAACTGCGACTTCTTTACGAGGTACACCTTTCTGTAAAAGTGCCAACGCTTCCCACTGCTTCTCACTTAATTCAGTTTTTTTGCTCATATTCTCCTCGGGAAATAAAAAAAATGGACAAACTTTCGCCGTAACGAAAACTTATCCAATTGCCTTAGTACATTAAGTCTATCAAATTTAAAGATGTTTGTCAATAAAAATAGACATTGTTTAATTTAATGGACATATGTTTCACGTGGAACATGATTTTCTATAACCGCGCGGACGAGCTCTATTGCGGTTCTCTTCCATTTCTATATATCTACAATTATCAAAAGAATAATCACCATCAGGGTCTACGCGATCTATGGAGGGATTTTTTAAATCAAAACCTTTGTCTCTAAACCAGAGTTCTTTGAGTTGAGAAGGGTTCATTAGCATTTTAATTCCAATATATGATTTTTGTTTGCGTGCTCCATTCTTCGCTTGGCGCAATCTACAATGTATTCCTTCATATGTTCTTATCCAAGGGCACTCTGCTCTACGTTTGCATGCTCTAACGTTGGCTTCTTTACGAAATTTATCTATATCTTTGTTCTTGCTACGATCTCTATGCTCTTTGCACTTTTCCGGATGAGCCTGTTTCCACAGTTTAGTCTTAGCATAACGTGCTTCCTTATGCTTTATTCTATTTAATCGCTTTAATCTTAAGTTTTTATATGGCATAAGCAAAGTATAACACAAAAATAGCAGAGAAACAACCCTAAAAAGTTTATGGGGGGCTTAGTCCGTGAAGGGTG